TCCCGTCTCAGTAGGTCGTAAAGTCTGTTGAAACTCCCACGTACACCCACCATCATTTGTTACATACACATGAGCAGCACCATCGTAGTTATTTGTATCAGGGGCGTTTTCCCATGAGTGTGCAAATATTGCAGTATTGCCTTCCATTGCAGCCATTTTTCCACTGTCAATGTTGCCGCTTCTATGTTGTGGCGAGTTATCTGCAGACTGTACTAAATCCTGTGGGTCGAACTTTTCTAAACTTGTTCCCGACCCCGACCATGATATTGTAGCCAAAGACCCAATATCTACAGTTGTATTAGCGGAGGATACTACGCAATTCTTCATTACGTATCCGGTATTGTTTTCATATATAAAGTAAAGATTAAAGGAACTTAATAGTTCATCTTTAGAGAGAGTTATATCTTGTTTTGTAGCAGATACAGAGCTTGGGCTGTCTGCATATGCGGTTGCAGAACCTTGAGCAAAAGACTCCCATAAAACGTCTTCTACAGCACGTTCTTTCGAGTCTTGATTAAAAGGTCTAACATACGTACTGAATGACCACTCACCTGGTGCGTATCCTACCTTGATATTTTTTGTAAACTTATTTAAAGAATTCCTAGTAGTACCGCCCGCATATAGCGAAGGTGTACTAACAGGTTCTTGGTTAACACTTTGTGAAAACGAAGGTACTGCTGTTACAGCAATTTGCCACAGCTCGCCTTTGTCATTTTCAAGGTATACTTTAAGTTCTTTATCTAAGTAAAATTCAGTGGTCATATTTTTTATTCCAAAGAAAGGGGCCGAAGCCCCTCCTTTTACTACACCTAAAAATTAGGCTGCTTTGTAAGTAATACTAATTTCGTCTGCTGCATCGAAAGTAGTGGGCATACCATCAAAAGTAACCTCTACCGATACTACGTCATCGAAAGAGTGTGTAGGTATCTGAAGCTGTGCCTGCGGCAAAGAGAACTTAATAGACGGAGTGCCTGAAATACCTCCAATACCGATGTTGAGTGCAAACTCATTCTGTATAAGAGTAGTAGCAGAAGCCATATCCTCGAATAAAGATGCCGAACTATTAGCAGAGCTATCATCCAGGTAGCAGCTCATAGTGCCTGTAATAGATCTAGAACCGCTTACATGGCCTATAGGCTTGTTTACTGTGGCTAATTCTTCTGGAGTTAAAAAGCTAATGTTATTGCTGATGGTGATACTGCCTCCTGTAAGAGTAAGAGTATAAGCAGAGCTTTCTAAACCTGTTTGGCCATCTGTAGGGTCAAGCGTTACTGTACTTAATCTATTTTGAATAAAGTTAGATGTGCTTGTAACACCTTCGAAAATATCTGCAGTTATTGCAGTTTGGTTGGCTGCCTCAGTAATTGAAGTACCCATTCCAGACCAAGAGATAGTTGCAATACCTTCAATGTCAAAGTCAATAGTTGCTTCGTTTAATGCAGCACCGCCTAGGGTGTACGTCAAAAAGCCGCCATTACTGTCTTCTTCTTCTAACTGAAAAATAATCTCTACGTCATTTTTGAACTGTGGAATGTTTGAGTGCGCAAACGAAATAGGGTTTGTTGCAGCTGCCGGAGTAGTAATTGGGTTGGCACCATTTAAAAAAGCGCCAGTAGTATAAGTATCAGCACCTGCCATTAAGGCCCAAAGTACCTCTTCAACCCCATGAGTAGTTACCGCATCATCTGCATCTCCAGCTGTAGTTCCTTGATCACCGTTAGATACAAAAGGTCTAACGTATGTTGAGAAAGAAAACTCAACAGGTGCTAGAGAGTTATTGAACATTTTGCGGCCACGTCTACTTACGTTACTTGCGCCTGTTGCTTCAGATAAAGTTACTTCTGAAGTATTCATTGATTGAGAAAATGAGTAACCTTCTAAAATTGGGATTTCGAATACCTCTGCGGTATCGAACTTTACAAACATCTTCGCCGTTCTGCTTAAAAAAATTGAACTAGCCATAGTAATTCTCCTATGATTTTCTGGAAAGAACTAATCGTGAACATTTGTTCGTGTTAGTAGTTTCTAATATCGAACCTCTATTTGTAGTTCTCCTACGCCTAGTGGCTCTAGTACGCCCTCATCAGTCTCAAGACTCATAAGGGAGATTTGATGGGTGAAGTGTTCAACACCCTGCTTATCTAAATACTTCAGTCTAGAGTTATCTTCTAGTACTGTCTCTACGTCTTCCATGAGCGCGGATAATGCGTCTTGTGCATTCTCTTCGTTTACATAACATCTCAGTGTAATGTTTAGGAATCTATCTCTATATCCGCCGCCTTGGTACTCTCTTGTCTCTTGTCCTGCGTTTAAGTGAATAGCAGGAAAATCACTAACCTCGTCCCAAAATAAGAGTCTAGGGCTGACGTTGTCATATACGTTTGTTAGAAAATGTCCAGTACCATCAATAGTCTTTAACTTTTCTGCTAAGGCATTTACTATGGAGCTTCGTTTTGTTGCATATATTCTTGAAGTCATTATGTTCTCCTAGTAAAGAATCTTCCGATTGCCATTTTAGTTGCTATTTCTCGTATAGACTTATCTATTATCTTTCTTGGGTCTCTATCTGTGCTCGAGAATCTGGTTCCGCTGCTTGCCTCAAATACTTCGTAGGGGTCTCTATCGTATGTATACCCTATACTTGGCAGCCCTGTTTTTGTTGTCATAACATCTGTTACATGAACACTTGCTGCAAACCTGCCTGTTCTATTAACTAGTCCAGGTTCTTTCATATTGTCTCGAACCGCTGATGGCAAAGCTTTGTTCAGACTTGCAATTAATTGTAGAGGAGTTGAAGCAACGCCTGTTGATCTTTTTGCTTTGCGTAGTTTTTTCTTTTTCAATAAAGGAGAAACTACTGCACCTTTTTTGTTTTTTGTTTTCTTAGTAGTCGTTTTAGAGTGTTTAATTGAAGGAGATTTAGACACTTTATGTCCTTTTTTCCCTTTAAAACTATTTAATACTGCAGCAGTGGCTTGCTTTTCTTTTATATCTTTAAAAGAGTCTGAACCTTTTAAAGTTAAAAAGTAACCTCCCTCTTGTAGCTCAGTTATAGCTTTCTTTAATTCTCTCTGTAGCTTAGCTTTTCTATTTTTAGAGATACCGCCTTCGTTAATATTATCTACTGCGGAACCTATAAAGACATTCATTGTATCCGCTTTTGTGTCCCGTACTACCTTTAGGTCTACGCCTCTTTTCTTGAAGAAAGACATAACCATACTTTTAGACCTTTCGCTATCTTCTAATACGGCATTATCTATAGCGTCTCGTACTTGTGACTCTACTATACCTTGCAAGTGTCCATGTTCTAAATTAAATACTTCACCTGCGGCTAAGTTGGATTTCTTACCTAGCACAATTGTTACTGATTTGTTAAAAGCACTTGCAACTATTTTAATTTGTTGTTTATACACACCGTATATTTTTGCATATCTACTGGTATTTTTAGCGTCAAAAGATGCAACTATAGTTGCTGCAGAGTACTTATGTAGTCTAACGCTTGGATCTTTTTTGCTTATTCTCTGTATTTCTTTTCCTATATGTTTTATAAGTTTCTTAACTACAGGATCGAGTAGCTTTTGTATGTCTTGTACATCTCCTTTGGAAATATCTATAAACTGATTTTCTAATACTAAGGCTATTGCACGTCTTAGACCTCTTCTAGTTACAGTGAAGGAATGAGCTCTATAATCTGCAGAGTTCTTTCTATAATCCGAAGAGTTTCTAGACATTTCTTTATCTAACTTCTCTAAGAAACTTAACTGACTAGCTCTACTCACTAGTACGTCCTGTAAAGGTCTAGTACTCTTTTAATGTGGTCTGGAAAAGATATATCGCTGCGAGCATTCTGTATAGTAGCGCCTTTAATAGTCTTGCGCTCTTTGTGCTCACCTTTAAGATAATAAGTTACTGTATCTGCTACTGCCAGTAACAAATCTGCAGGGGTTGAGTTATATCCTGCAGCGTAAGTAACTTTAACGGAGTTAATGCCTTGTTCCCAGTTTTGATAATGACCGCCAGAAACTCTATACAATGTGTCTGTAGCAGCGTCTAACTCTACATCATCAGTATTAGATAAAGTAGTATAAGCGCCTCCAATTTCGGTACGCTCCTGTACAGTTACAATTGTAACAATTGGGCTTTCCGTTAACTGAATTGCGTGTGTACCGTAGTTTATAGAAAGGGTCTCTACCTTATTGGCACCGCTATAATGATCTATAATACTGTTTCCACAATAAGTTTTTATTAATTGACTCACAGACGAGATAATAACTTCCGTGCGAGCGTCATGTTGAGGGCTAGTGATGCCTTCAAGCTCTTTATATTCGGTTAGTGTTATTAAATTTGCCATATTATAAGTCCATTAATAAAAACTTGGGGGCGGCGAACCACCCCGAAGTTTAAGTAGTATACTACTATTAGCCTGCGTCGGCAGTAAGCTGTACAGCCACTGCACCAAGAGCTGATTGGATTCGTGAGAAGCCAATAGCCTGAGTTGCAACAATTGCATTTCGTTGGTTAGCTACTTCGTAGTCTGTTTCAATCTTAACGCCTCTTAATCGACCGACTAAGAATGCATCAACATTTACAGCAACACATGCAGTACCAGCAGAAGCCGGTGCAAGAACGTCACTTACGATTACTGGAGAACCGTATGCTTGACCAACTTGACCTGTAAGGATAGTTGCACGATCATTACCAATCTGATCAACAGTTTGGAAATCCGCATCTTCTAGTAACTTATAGTAAGCAGGTAGAGATACAATGTATGCAATCTTAGTTGGATTAACACCAAATTTACCCATTTTTCCACGTGCAGCAATCAAGTCTGCACCAGAGAACTCAGGAGCGCCATCTAACTGAGCTAATGTTGTTAGCGGAGTGGCTAAAAGGCCAGCGCCTTTATCGCTACCATTACCGCCAGCCATACCGGCTGTGTTGTTAGCAGTACCATAAAGCAATGCTTTATCGATTGCGCGACCATGTGCAACAGCTAAAGCTGAAGTGATCATAGGCAAGAAGCTAATCAAAGACTCTTCGTCAGTATCATTGTCGATAAAAGTACCAGCAATAACACGCTCAGTGTTGATGATTCGCTTACCAATGTCGAATTGACCTTCAGTACCACCGTTCTGTAAACGATTAGTATTAGTGCTAAGACCGCCAGCACCACCAAATACCGCTTCGTCTGCTTCTGCAGCGAAAGGAATGATAGTAGCTTGTGAATTTACTGGAATCTCACGGAATAAACCGGCAACATTAGTTGATAAAGAAACTTCTTCTTCAAATGCTTGAGTAACAGAAAGATCGATATTACCGTCTGTAGCTACTGGAGTTGGAGTACCGAATAAAGTATTTTTCTGCATAAGATCTTTAGCAAAGTTAGTTCCCATGCCTTTACCAGTGATTGCACCTAAAACGCTAGCATGTAAGAATTCTTTAGAGAAATCAGACTGACCAGATTTTGCTGCAAACTCCATTTTGCTGTTACGCATAGCTTCTAATTCTGCAGATTTCTCGGCAACATCAGCTTCATACTTCTTAACAACGTCAGCCATTTCACTGTCTTTTGCCTTAGCAAAGTCAGCTTCCATGTCAGCTTTTAATCTTTCTGCGCCAGTTTCGATACCAGTGCGGATTACTGTTTTAACTTGCTCGTCTTGAGCAGCTTTTGCTTCTGCAGCGTCAGCTGCGATTTTTGCTTGCGCTTCGTCAGCGGCTTTTGTTTCGGCTTGTTTCATTGCAATTTTAGCAGCAGTTTCTTCAGCTACTTTCTTAGCAAATGCTTCCAAGTCGATTCCGGATTCATTAGTATCCATTTTGATCTCCTGTTTTTCCGATTTCTCGGAGCTTGTAGGTGCATCACTAACCAGGTTGGATGATATTTCATCTTCTTTGGTCAGAGACTGACCTGTTAGATCTACACGATTGGTGAAAGTTTTCTTGAACTCATTGTACTCTTCTTGAGAGTCAAACGATTTCGCGAGAGAAAAAGTAGCTGCTTGATTGCATGGTACCGATACAACCGATACTTCAAACAACTCAGCATCCTTAATCATTAATCCGTCAGTTTCTTTTATATAATCAGCATCCTTGACTTTGAAACCAACGGAAAAGGCTCCAAGAACACCGTCTTTTACTAGTTCACAGACTGCAGCAGGAGCAGATTTACTAATCTTTGCTTCTAACTCTAGTCCATTTTCTGTTACTTTAACGCCTGTTGCACGACCAATTGGTTTATCATAGTCGTGATTAAATAAAATTACAGGGTTATTTTTAAAATTTTCTAAACCACCTTTTTCCCAAGCCTCTTTAGAGATTACATCTCCTGCTCGGTCAGAGTGATTAGTACTTGCCATACCTCGTATCATTACGCTACCATCATCATTCTCAAGAGACTTGAACGTAGAGGCTACATGTAAGATTTTATCCATATTATTTCTCTTTTTTGCTTGACCCTAATTTTGATAAGGGATCTTTTTTAACAGACAGTTTAGGCGCAGGCTTAGGCGCTACAGGTTTAGCTACTTGCTCAGGCTTAGGCGTAGTATGTAGCTCAATCCATACGTCGGGTCTAGTTTTACGTACCAGGTTTACGGCCTGCTTCCAAGAAGTAAATACATGACCGAATGACGTTACTTTAATAGGGATATTATATTTATCATTTTGGTACTCAGTCCAGGTAGGTACTTTTCCTATCTCTAGAAAGTACATTGCTAATTTATCTACGTTTGCTCCAACTCTTTTTCCGGGCATTTTAATCTTCCTCTGTCTCTTCGGGCCTTCCGCCTTCGTCTGGGTTTGCTGCAGAGCCTGCTATGTTTGCAGGTATGCGAATATCTTGTGTATTTTCTATTTCCTCAAAGCCAAGACGCTCTCTGGCTTCTGCTGCTGTGATTATTCCACCATTTACTAATGAAGTATAATATGCGGATTGGTCTCTCATTTCTGGCTGTAAAGCAGGGATTTCGGTAGTATCTTCTTTTATCTCAAACCCAAAAAACCTTTCTAAAGCATAATTCATTTTTCTATGTATTGGTAGTATAGTCTCTAAGTAGTACATTCGCATATTGGGACGAATGTTAGCGTTATTCCCAGAGTCCAAAAGAATGTAAGGAACTCCTAGAGCTTTTACTATAATCTTCTCGTTCTCAAGTATTGCGTTTTGAAAATCTAGGTCTTTAAAATTTACATTTGTGAGCTCATCAACTTCGATTCCACCGTCTAATATTAAGGGGCGTCGTCCTCCGGCGTCAGGCTTATATCTTACGCTCCAAGATTGAATCATTCTTTCTTTGATTTTCTCAGATAAAGTATTAGGGGACTTAAGTACTAAACCAGGAACTGCTCCATTGTTAAAAAAGTTATCTTGAAAGTCACGCATAGACTTGATAATCTTCATAGTTCTAACAGCGGGTTTTAGTCTAGAAACTCCTCTGTACATATCATGGAATGAATTCTCTTTGATATGTACCATTTCATTAGGGGAGTAATCTACATCATTATAAGTGTATTTCTCTATATAAGTCTTAGGATCCCCATGGATCGTAACTTTTGAGGCTGGAACATGATAGATGAACGCACCATCAAAATATATAAAAATATTCCCGTCTAGAAGATAGTCGGTTATGCAATTACGTTTAAACGTATTAATATCTTGATAGAGGTTAGGCTGGTGGTTGAGCAAAGAATCTACCTTAGATCGTTTTATGCCTTTTACAATACTAAGAGTCTTTGTGGGAGGCCCTACTCTCACAGGGATTTCTGCAACATCGTCTATAATCATGTTAACACCACGATTAACTATTTCTAATTCCTCGTAGTATCTCTCATAGCTATGGGTGGCCTCTCTAGAGGAGAGTGTTTGTTGTAAATACTCTTGTACAGGATTAAGCTTAAAGATTACGTTATCATCTTCAGGCACTTTCCTATTTAAGATATTATCATACCAAGCCATGCTTTTCTCGTTGTATTCTTACCCAACGTTCCTGCTTTGTAGCAGTACTTAGTAGTGGGTCTTTACCATAGATAGAGTGTAGTTGTAAGTGGTGTTTGTGACATAACGTGGCGGTATACTCATACAACTCTGCATCATGTTCATCAATAAATTCTTCGCGCCACTCCATTACAAGATAACGCTCTACATTATTTTCCTTGACCCATTTGTCAAGTAGTCGAGTTAGGCTGTTATAATGGTGGAAGTCAAGCTTTACGGTATCACCACAAATCTCGCACTCACATCCTTTTTTGTATTTCGACTTCGCCTTATCTCGAATGTATTTTACTAAATCTCTTTTCAGTTCCATTTTCTTATCCAAAATTATAACCAGTTTAACGTCTATTGTCAAACACTATTTTTCCTAGCTGCACTAGAATGTGCCACCACCGGTTTGAAATGAGTATAGTGCGTACCTCAAAGCATCTGCCATGTGCGAGGCCATATTATGTTTTGGCTTTTCTCTAACAAGGTTGGGATTAGTATCCCACTGGTAAGCATCTAGACACCCTAAGGTCTCTTTGCATTCTTGGTGCACAAACATATTATCATTGTCTACGAGGGCAGCTACATGGGCTATACCATCCAGCACCGACTTCTTGGCGTTTATAGTACTAATATCATAGTTCTGTGCAAAGTCAAAACGGGTCTGCGCGGCAGCGGAATCTATATAAATATAGTCTATGTCCCACTTATCTATTAGTCCCTGTATTTCTATGGCATGTTGCTCTGTAGTACGTTCTGAGTCATAGTATTCATCTAATACATGGAATACTTCATTGTCCCAATCATACGCAATTACACAAAATGCAGTAGGGTCTCGATAACCTACATCAAGTCCTGCGAATATGTCCATACCTTTTGGCTCAAACCTGCTGTAGTCCTGGACTTGCGTCTCGAAATTAAAGTTCCAAATCTGTCCTTCGTAAGTATTAAAATCCGCCTCGTACTCTTGCTTAAATTCTGCCTCACTCATAGACTTTCTAGCTTCTGTTATATCTGATTCGGTCATTCTAGGGTTGTCTTTATAAGTTGCACGTATTGAACACCATTCAGGAAACTCGTCGCTGTATCCTCTATAAAAGAATTCTGAGAACCAATTGTTGCGACCACGAGGGGTTGATACAAATATAGCTTTAGAGTTAGGCTTATCTAGTGTGGGACGTAGTGCTACGTTGAAAGCATCTCTACCGTCTGATAGTGCTGCTTCATCAAATATGATAAGATCGTAGCTTCGGCCTACACAAGAGTCTACCTGATTTACGGAACCCATGCGAACGTTTGAGCCATTAGATAGTGTGATAACTTTATCTTTTGCGTTATCTTTTGTTACTTCTAAGTCAAAGTGTTTTATGAGACCCCGTTGTAGGTCGAAAGAAATCTGAGACAGTGAGTAGTTCGGTGACATTATCAACACATTACAGCCAGGAATAAGAGTAACTAATTGGCCGATAATATTGGCTATATACGTCTTGCCCTGTCTACGTGATAATGCTGCTACTATGAAGCGATACTTGGGGTTATTAACTGCATTGATCATGGCTATTTGAGACTCTAACGGCTCAATGTTTAACATGTCCAAATAAGGATCTACAGGTATCTTCAAGAAGCGATCAGTGGAGTCAAGCTCCACTATTTCGCTACTTACTACGTCTTTTCTACTTATTTCTATTGCCATTATTACTTGCCTTTTGATTTATGTTCTATCTTTAAATACAGCTATTACCATTTTACTTTATTCGCCCAATATGCTGCAGACATTTTGCCTTTAGCAATATTTTTAGCGTGACGTGCTTTAAACGAACGACGCTTTGCTTTCATAGCCGCTGATTCTCCTGCTTTTGGCTTACCAGCAGTTTTAGCTCCTTGTTGTCCAAAACGAATAGTCTTTACTTTACTGCCAACCTTTGCTACAACAATGTGAGATTTCTTTGCGTGACCTGGTGTGCGTTTAGGCTTATTGTACCCAGAGACTTTCGCGCGCTTTAGGCGAGAGTCTTTTTTACGGGCCTTGCGCTTAGCGGGCACCTTTCTTACCTCTCTTTTTTGGCTTTTTCTTTTTTGGTCGTCCTACTGTTGAACCGTATGTTCCTCTACCTTTTGGCATATTAACCTCCTAACGGGCTTGACGCCGCGTCTAGACCTTTCCAAAGATCATCTACTTCTATCTTAAATGTTTTTACGTCCTTTTCAAAATCCTGTACATCTTCTAAACCTTCTTCTACTTTATCTTCTAGGATTAGGAAGTCTTTTTCTAGTTGATTGACTTTATCTGTTGAAGCAGAAGCGTCATCTAGTACTTCCTGTTGTCTATCGCCTATATTTTTCAAGGTTACTCCTAGCTCTGCTAGTTTGCCTTGTAGGTGAGCAACGTTATTGTCTTCTAGTTGAGTCCTTACAGTTGCGAGATCCTGTTCTATATCAGATAAATCAGGTATTACTATAGAGCCTAAATCGTCTTCTATAGTGGCTACTCGAGAGAAAAACTCAGAAGCTGCCCAAATGCCCCCACCTATTGTAGTTGCGAAACTAAGCATAATTGCTATGTATACACCTTTGAATGTGGTTCCACCAATTGTCAATTCTGTATTCTCTAAACTCATGGAAGTTCTCCCATTTCAGGTGCGGGATCGATATAAAAACCTCCGTCTGAAGGTCCTCCTAAGTATTCTTCTAGACCTTTTTTCGTATCATATCCTAGTAAGGATGCGGTGTCGCCGTATTGGAAGTACCCATTGATCATTATAGGGGTTTGGGTATCCAACAACACATTAAGGTGATCATCCTGGGCACTGTAGAATGCGGTTGAGCGAGCCAAATTAGAAAAGCTGTCTATAGTTATGGTATCAGTTGTTGATAATACATCTACATCAACGGAAGCGTTTTTAAACACTGCGGCACTTTGAGAGAATGTTTCAATCTTCTCTACGGACTCGTTGAATACCGCTACAGTTTGGGTGTCTAGAGTTAGGTTGCTAGAGCGTATGAAGTTTTGCATATCTACTTTCTCTTCTGCAGTTTCTGCATTTGCAGTTATCTCTACAACGGCGGCTACTTTAGATATTTCTGTCGCAGCGTCGGCAAACACCTCAATAGTTGCGCCGAGCGACTCCATAGAGTCTTGATATTGGTCTTCGTAAAAATCTGCTGCTGTATAGTAGTTAGCATTTACTACATCTATAAGAGCTTGATTATATGTGGAAACCTCTAACATGCTTATCTGCGCAGCTGTATATGTCCCTGGTACTACTATATTTCCGTCTAAAGCTGCCTGTGCTGCGGCGTCTGCTTGCTGTCTTGCTATAGATACTTGGGCATTTATATAGTTTGAACTCGATATTAAACTATCAATCTCGCTCTGGGACTGTGCTAGTCCTGAAGCGCTCGCTAATGCTGCGAGTATCACCAACTTCTTGGTTTTCATCTTGCTTCTCCCCTCTGCCCAACACTAGGTCGTAGTATTCTTTACGCTCCAAGTAATTAGGAACGAAAGTTTCGGGCTGTCTTCGCATAGTAATAAATGCGGCTTTTCCTACAACGAGCTTTCCGTTGATTGACAATGGACAGGGCGTTCCACTAGAGAACATCGCCTCCCATACTTCGTCACTCTGACACATTCTTGCTATTGCAGCAATTGTCATGCCAAGTCCTTTTAAAACAATTGTATCCTTTCTACGATTACACTCTGAATCTTGAACATACTTGCCTTTACTAAACCCTAGCACCTGAGACTGTACTCCTGCTGATAAAGATTTAAGGCAGCTGTCCTGGCCCGCAGACATTAGAGAGGGCGCTGTAGCAGTCGAGACAGGTATCTGACTAGATGCCCCTGCTCCATTATACTGATTGGTGTTACTCTCCGAAGTATTATTACTATCTACGGTAGCACCTTGATAATTATTGTTTAGGTCACCTTCTTGAGTAGAAGAATTATCGCTGTTCTCCTGTGAATAGGAAAGTGAGCTAAAGCACAGTAAAATAACCAGTGCTTTTTTCATATGAAATTACTCGCTGTCTGTTAAGTTTATGTCTACGCTAGCTACTTTGTAGGGTACTCCACTTACTTTGACCTCTTCTACTTTTCCACCTGCGTTTATTGCTTCCTGTTTGGAGTTAAATTTGTAGAGCTTACCTTCTTTAGTTTCAAACCAAAAAAAACCTTTTTCTTTAAAGATAATGTTATTCATCCCATTTTCCCCGATAGTACCGTAATAACTAGAGACGCCAAGAATAGTATGGCGGCTCCTCCAATTGTTATGGTTCTTGACTCTATACGCTTAAGAGTTTCATCAATATGATCCAGCCTACGAAAGTTAGATTTCCACCTTTCTTCGCACTGGACTATATGAGTCTCTGTCTCTCGCTCTAGAGAGTCCAATCTATCATGATCCTTCATTTGCTGGTCCACTTAGTAGTTTCTCCATTAACTTGCCATAATTACCTTGACCAAACGGTATCGACTCATTAATCTGGACATTTGTCTGATTTTTGATGTTACCCGATTGAGCTTTTTCTAGGTCGGCTTGTGCTTTTATTTCGTCCATACGCATCTTATGGGCCATCTGAAGAAGGTCTGCTAAGTCTTTGCTAGAGTAGATTCCCGTTTCCTGGGCTTCTTCTAGTTTTGAAGCAATCATTTCATCTAATACGGCACCAATTTGATTCTTATTACGGTAGCCGAGGTCTAAGTAGACAGTATCGACATAACGTTTAATCTCTCTGGAATTTAGATTGGCTACTACTTTATCTTCTGGCACGCACAAATGTTCGCTTACTGCACGAATGTTTCCGAACTGTAAATAACTATTCGCTATTTCGAGCCCTTCAGGAGATATTTTAGTTACTTCTTTAGCCATGTTAGAAATTATAATAGATTAAGGGTGTAAAGTCAAGAAGTTTTTTTGCTGGGGGGTAAGAAAAAGCCCCCAGAACGGAGGCTTTTGAGAGGTTTACCAGAAAGTATATCGTACTTCAGTTTCTAGTTTATGATTCCATTCATCTACATTGGTGCTTTCAATTTTACCTTTGATCTGCAAGTCACCAAACTTAACTTTGTACCCTGCTTCTGCAGCAGTACCAGTATCAAAATCTAAACCAGTACCAAATTTACCGTACTCAACATAAAAGTTTTTTCCGATTGAGGTACCAAGACGTAAATTACCTGTAGTCTCTTCAAATGAACCAAGAGTATCAAACTCTGTAAAGCTTACATTGTTCTTGTACTCAATGTATGGACCTGCTACCGCTAAAGGTGCAACTAGTGCTGTTACTA